TAAGAATATACCAAAATCATGTATATTTAAATCTATTAATTCGTCTAATGTACCTACATTATACTTAGATATACTTTGTTCTAAAGACATCCTAGTTAATGGGAACATTAAAGAATCAGCTACTCTTAAAGATATATTTTCACAAGTTCTAAGAGTTAAAAATAAACCAGCTTGTAATATGTGTCTAGTTGCTACATTTGAATTAGCAGCAGCTAGTTTTTGTAATCCAACCAAAGATTGTTTATCAGGTAAAGTACCATCTCTAGCCTCATTTAGTCCGGTCACATCTCTTATCATCTTTAAATAATACTCGTAAGTTTGAATTAAAGATTGGATTTTGCCAAGACCATTTGATGTTTGAATCTCTTGTATTGGGACTTTTCCTGGATTCATTCCACCATCTTGCGTCATACTTCTACCAACAATAGAACCTGTTTGGAAATACATGTTCATTGCTTCAGCTGGATTATAATTAGTACCATTACCAAGATCTACTTCTGCTAAACCATCTACATCTACGAAAACTCCATCTGGAACCATTCTAGACATTACTTGTTGTAATTTTAAATGAGTTAATTGAATCATATCTGCAAAACCAGTGATTCTACTAACAACTGACTCTATCCTACCTTTATACATTCTAGGAGCTACGATATTATAATTCATGTGAACTTTTGTAGTATCTCCATATGGTCTAGTCATATTTTCTGCCATCTCCCATTTAAGCATATTTTCATAACCTAGGATTTTAGCACCACTATATAATACTTCTATAGATCTAAACGCTTTTTTGAAACTATCATTTTCAGGTGGATTAAAAGTATCTCCTTTTTCAATAGCTTTTTCTAAACCATTAACACCTTTTTTGATTTTAAAAACTTGATTAGTATAAGTTTTATATTCAAAATATAATACTTGAATAGTTTGGTTGTCATATCTACCACTCCAATTCCTATTATAATTTTGATTTCCTGGATACTTTTGTATTTTTTCTAATTCTTCAGGTGTTAAATAAGGAAATTGTTTCTTTAACTCTGGTAAACTAATTGATTTTACTTCTCCAGCATAATATATATCTTCAAAGTTAGGATCTTCTGTATAAGAATAAACTAATGCTGCTGGATCTACATAATCAACTGTTACACCTTCTGATCTATTAAAACCTGTTTTAACACAAGAAATTCCTAATACAGTTAAATCATAATTTAATCTTTTTCGTATTAAATTATACTTATTTTTGGCAAGTATAGTGTTTATAACTTCTTCCTCGGCTACTTCTACAGATTGTTTATAACTCATCTGCATATGTAACTCTAACTCTTCTTCATCTATAGGAGCATTTTCCCTATCTGGGTTAGAATATAAGTCTATACCTGTCGTTTGTTTTACTTTTTCAATAAACTGTTTTGCATTTATATCTATTAATATATTTTCTGCATATTTAGTTCTTTTCTTTATCGAAGTAGGGTCTTGAGCTATAGCTTTGATATCATAACTTCTCTGAGCCATTCCATTAACAACTATATCTACAAATTTAGATATAACCGGAACAGGTTTCCAATCTAAATTAAGATATGATAAATCCCCATTTATAGACATTTCATCTTTATACTTTTTCACGGATTGTTCACCTCTAGCGTAAAGTCTAAGATTATGGAAATTGTTATAGTTGGTATTGAATCTATCTTGAAACGCTCTATCACCTCTGAACCATTCAGTTTCAATTGCTCTACCTACTTGTAAGCCATATTCCCAACTTGCTTTCTCTGCATCTGGTACAACTTGATCAGGGAAGGGACTATTATAATTAGTATTTATCATTTATGTTATTTTTGAAATATAACCAGTGTTATCGTATTTTTTTATACCTAAGTTTATAGACTTTGTAGTTCTTTTATTTACAGGAACATACCTATTTTTATTACAAGCCATTATAGCTAGTCCAGAACTAATAGAAGCATCATGTTTAGTTCTATTATTAATATCAAATCGTGACCAATCTTCTAACGTGTTTTGATGATACATATCACCCATATTACCTTCGCAATCACCAACGTATTCCTCTATATAAGATTCTATAGCTGCTGCGTGTGCTTGTTTAATATCTTCACTTGTATTAGGTATACCACCAATTTCTTTTTCAGTTGGAGATAGCTTGTTCCATATTTTATCAGGACGATTCATACTAAAACCTCTATAACCTCTTCTTCGTAAATAATATAAAAATCTTGGTTTGTTGTTCTCTGCTAATATAGGCATCCCATAAAATACTAATGCCATCAAAATTTCTTCAAAGAATATTTCAGCAGTTTGAGGTCTTGCTACGTATTCTAAGAAAAAGTGATTTGGTGGAGCATCTTCCATGGAGAATTTAGTAAGTCCATGTAAAGCTCCATTAGATCCTTTACCATCAACTGTTCCTGAGATATCGTAACTATCTAATCCAAAAGCCCCAACGTGTTCATTACCAGGATATTTAATCCCATTCTTTAATATCACTCGATTTTGAAGATTTTTAGGAGGTACCCAACTAACGTTAAATCTACCAGTATTATTTGGTACAAATATAACTCTAGTATCTTTTATCCCATTTTCCCACATAAAACTACCTCTAGTGGTGGTAGTATTCATTTCTTCGTTATAATCTATTTGTTCGTATATTCTAGTTAGATTAAATAAACTATTTTTAGTTTCATCTCTAAACGCATGTTGTTCAGTTCTTGGAAACTGTCTATAATATTCATTTAAACTATCTTGATCAGATTTTAATCCATCTACTTCGTTGTCCCAGTGTTCGATGACTCCGACTCTAATTGGGAGATTGTCGATTCCGATAACTGGATTTTTTCCCGTAAGAAATACAGGTGATCCAAAAGTATCCATGAATCCTTCGTAGTTCCACTCCATAGGGATGAATAAAGAATAGAGTCCCGAACTTGTTTGTCCGTTTCTATTTCTTTTTGTAACATCTGAATTGTAATAGAGTTTTTTGAAGTTGTTTCCACCTTTATCTAACGCATTTGAAGTTGAGCCCATCATACATTTACCTACGATTCTAGATCCTAGTCTTAATGTTGTTTTAGTAACCCTCCAGTTATTTAATATATTATCAGGTCTCTCCCATTTCCCACTTTCATCATGGGCTAATAGCTTTAATTTCTCTCCATCGTAAGAGTTGTCGCCTGTATTCTTCCAATCTATTGTAGTATCTAGTCCTTGAAGCTCTCTAAGCTGTTCGTTCGTCTCCAGTTTTCTACGTGTAAGTTTAGATGCCGGAACTCTGTATGCCAGTTCGGTTTTAGGACGATCCATACCATCTTGGATCGGCTTGAAGAAAAACGGATAGTTAATCGAGATTGGTACAACTTTATCTGTGAACATTTTCTTAGCATCAGATCCAGTTTTTGAGAGAATACCAAATCTTGCATCGCTAGATATCGTTGCTTGATTAACAAGTTCTGCTGATGACATAAAGGAGAAACCAGACCGTCTGTTTTTAAGGTAGCACATTCCATAACACCTGGTATCTGCTTTACAAGCTTCCCAGAATATAAAGAAGAGTCTATTCGCTTCTCTATAATCGGGTGCTCCAACATCAATCTTTGACCATTGCAAGTACATGTAATGAGTACCAGTAATATAAATAGGATCACCATTATTAAAAAACCAATAACCCTCGTTTCGCTTTTTGAATTCATTGTCAATATAGTCGTACCACTCTTCTTTAAAGTCGTTAGGGTATTCATCCCAATCAAACCTACTTTTTATTCTACTTAATTCTTTTGGGTACTCTTGCTTCTCCCAATATTGTTCCTCTTTAATTTCGCTTCGTTTAAAGCATTCATCTTCTGCTGGTAGTGCGATGCGAAGATTTTGGATCTCAATGATTTGTCCAATTTTACCAGTTTTACTAATTACTATAAAATCATAATCTGGATTGTAACCATACACCCATTTTTTTAATCTGTTATGCTTTTTAAGATATTTAGGATTTACAACATCTTTAATTTCTTTCCATAAAGTTTGTTCGTAAATCACTTACTCCTCCCTTCAGCAAAACCTCTAAAAGCTCTTTCCTCTTTCTTTTCTTTAGGTTTTTCACTCAATCTTTCTTCTTCTTCTTGAATACGATTAAGTATTTCAAACGCATCAAATATCGCTAACTTTTTAGTAGCTGCTGCATTTTTTAATCTATCAGCTGAAACATCGTCATCTGAGTCTACAATTTTTTCCTTAGCTACTTTGATTAACTCTTCCACTGCTTTCTGTCCAGCTTGGATTATTTTCTTTTTCGTTTCCTTCGTGTTCATGCGTTACAGCTATATCATTAGATTTCATACAATAAAGTCTTTCACCCTCTATAATAAACTCAAATTCTGAGAATGGAGTAAAGACTACAA